TGCAGATTATACCTGATACGCCCCTCCTTAGAGCCGAGACGCTGCTGAATCGACTTCAGAGGCCTGCCACCCCTCTGTGCAGAGGGTGCGACACCAGGAATCTGGTTATCGATGAGTGTGGCGATGTGATACTGCAGCACATTGGTCAGTTCATCCACATAACTCTTGTTTGTCTTGTTTGCATCCGCATCAATGCGCGTCTGGAGCATGTTATTGGTCTTGATGATCTCGAATAACTTGTGCGTCAAGTCATCCTCCGAGCGCTGATTGTTCTCCTGCACGACTGACGGTCTCACATGCGGAGGAGGGATGGCCAGAAAGGAGCAGACCATCCAATCAGGGCGGCACCACCGAGGGTTGAAGCCCATGAACGCCACATCCTCATCGGTGATGCGCCGAAACAGCCTCTGCACATACTCCACCTCAAGAGGTTGCCTCATGGAGTCAGCCTTCACCGTCTTACTATCGATCGTATCCCACTCTGCCACGATGCGAGCAATCCCCTCGCGCTTGTAGCGATTTGGCTGCCTGGTACCACAGCCGTCCTCCGTCTCCTGGCCGCACCTGCTGATGTTACTCGACGCCTCCAGTAACTCCTTCCAGCGCCCCTCACCAGACTTACTCTTGATGCTCGAGCGCAGTTCCTTGTCCACACGCAGACGAGAACAATTGATACAGACACACGAAAGCACATTCAGAATCATGGGAAGGAACTGAATATAATACACGGGCCTGGCGAGCCTATAATGGCCAAAGTGTCCTGGGCAGTTATTGTTCGACTGGCCACATGACCTGCACTGCTTCCCGTTTTCCAGGACGCCCATGCGGGGATCGAAGAGACCACCAATCTTTGGCTCATTGCCCTCATAGGTTGCATTAGATGTGATTTCTACGACAGAGCGGCGTTCAATTTCATCTGGGCTGAAAATACTAAATTGAATGCCGAGAATGGACTCGACTTCTGAATTACTACTCGTGGCCATCTCTGAGGTAAGGTGTGTTCTTTTCTAAGCCGGGAAAGTTACTCAATTTTTTACCTAGAACAACCTATAAACTATTTAGGCCCTTTTCCTACTTAGGTAGTGACTCATAGTGGTCTAAATGGCTACCCTTATATTTAAGCATGGAGCGTCACCAAACGCTAAAAAAAATTCACAGCGTGAATGAATTTCATGAAAAGGATCCCGATCAAGGGGTTGAGCGGACATATATGTATTATAAGACTAGTTCTGAGCATATCCACACGACGAAGCAGGATGTAGATATCTTATCTACAAACAAATGGAAAAAGATGCTCTTCCTAGATTCTACTCTACAGAGTACAACTCAGGACGAGGTGATCTATCATAATGCCCTCGTGCATCCTATCATGGATACCCTTCAGAACAAGGAAAAAATTCTTATTCTTGGTGGTGGTGAGGGTGCCACGGCACGCGAAGTTCTTCGGTGGTCAACGGTCACTAAGGTTACCATGGTCGACCATGACCAGGAACTCGTTGAATTCATGGCTAAACATGGTAAAGAGTGGTCACTGGGTGCCTTTAATGATTCTAGGCTAACAGTTAACTATGAGGATGCATGGGAGTTTATGAAGGAAATAGATGCGTATGATGGAGTAATTGTAGATTTGACGGACCCTAAACCTGAAAAGCAGCGATGGGAAGAACTTCTTGACCGTGTACTGCAGTGTGTCAAACCGAGGCATGGCGGCTTTGTGCTGAATGCGGGGCTCTATACGCCATGGAATACTGAGAATATCAGGACCATGAAAACCTTGGTAGAAGACTTATGCATGCGAACCCCTGGGTATAAGTATACCGTCTATACTGCAATGATTCCCAGTTTCAATGGAGAATGGACCTTTATTGCTGTATATAACAAGGAGCGTTTAATGAAGGATCCTGAGAATCTACAGATTATTCCTGACTGGATCAGGAGGGGGATCAGAAGCCTGGAGAATAAGTTCATTGATACCCCTGCGTCTACTGAGCCCATCTTGCGAAAGATTACTATACTGAATTCTAAATTAGATTGTAGTATTATATAAGTTAGACCCACTCCAGGGCATTAGACCCGCTCCAGGGCATTAGACCCGCTCCAGGGCATTAGACCCGCTCCAGGGCATTAGACCCGCTCCAGGGCATTAGACCCATTCCGTCTTTAGAAACTGCTGAACTCCAGTTGCATTCCCTCTGTACAAGAGAATCCAAATGGAGCAATTTCCCGAACCAAAGATAAGATACTTCGCCTTAGACATGATATAGGTAATCGCGAGGTACTGCTTAGAAAAGGGGAAATTATCCCTCTTTGCATTTGCCGCCTTATCCACTGTATCTATAGACCTTGGTATCCTACGCGTCTCATCCTTAAAATAGATTGAATCTGGAAATTCAGCCAACATGGTATCAATAAACTCCTGCTCATCACTTTGTACCAAGAACTGTAAGGAAGAATTTTCTGACAGGAGCCGTTTAGCCCTTACAAGATAGTCAGAGTAGGGCGCCACAGGTATCTCCGTAACCTTATCATTTCCCCTAAAGAAGAGAACGCATATATTACTGTAATCATGTAGCCCATACTTTGCCTCAATTGCATGTATAGAGGTTTGGATTTCCTCCGAGGGGTCAAAGTATTTTTTGATAAATGGAGTCAATGCTCTGAAGTTAATAGTCTTAAAATTCAAATACTGAAAATGATGCTCGTAGATAACATGGCGTATATACTTTAGTGTATCAGATGTAGTATTAAAGTATACAGGGGTTATATCCTCCTTAGGATCCATGCCATCTGGCTTATATAATAGGTAGGACTGCGAAGTGTCTACGACTAAAGGGAGCCGCTTGTAGCGATTGAAGTACTGTATAATTCGGTCAAGACGTATAGAACAGCAGGAGAAAAATCCTGCATCGTGCTTTATATAGAGAGTGGTAGACTTAGGAATCGGAGTAGAACTTTGCACCCATGAACTCATAGGATTCTATCTTCGTTTGAATACTTTAATGCTAGCATTAGCGCAGGGCGTCTATGTTAGCGCAAGGCTTAGCACAAGGCAACTAAAAATTTGAATCGACTACTGGGAGCATACTTAGTACAACCATGCTCACAGTATTTCTTATGATGTTTTCCCTGATTACTGCCCCCCTAGCCCTCCTCTTTATTACAACTCCCGGTAGGTATAGTAGTCGTAGATATATAAGCCGAATGCGTCCTGCGGCAAATGTCTATCTGAATTATAAGCAGCCACTATTCGTCTGTGATTCAAACGGATATTGTCTTGTAACTCCTGATCTACACGGGTGTTCTACGAGCGATGTACAAGCGCGGGCGCGGCCTTTACGTTCGTAAATAAAATATAAGACAGCGCATAGGCCGTAAGTAGAGATCCACTGACTGTATAATGAACATCCTGATTTTTTAATGCAGCGCCCAGTAAAATCGATCCCACTATCATCACAGAGTCAACAAATAAAATAACAGGTCCTACCTTCACATACTCCTTAAAGACATCAATCATACTATTTGCGCCCTTGGGAACCGTAAATACAACGCCGTAGGTAAAGGCAACATCATGAACTAACTGTACCACCACTGCCAGGGCTATAAAATAGCCCATATGCCACCCCTCTTTTTCCATGAAAAAATAACTATAGAGATACCGGGATATGGCAATTCCGATTGCGATTATAGTTACATCAGATAAGACTGCTGCAAGGCCGAACTCGTCATACCAGTCATTTGCCGGCTTGCCAAAGCGAGCAGGAAAGAATCGGATTAAGAAAATGAATACGACATCAACAAACAGAATTGCCGGCAGTAAAAACCACCAATCCTCTACTGCTCTGTAATTTCCCACATTTGCTAGTTCAACCATCTATAGGGGGGTCATATATAAAGGTGCTAAGGGATGTTTACTCTAGAATAGATGTCCTGGTATGTCTATCTACTGGCAACAGTGGAAGCGCCATCTAAGACCTACGTCGGTGCAACAATCGATGTTGACCGTAGGCTGGCGCAGCATAATGGCTTACAGAGCGGAGGCGCGCGCGCGACTTCCACTGTCCCTGGGGGGTGGTATCGAGTTTGTTACATTAAGGGATTTCCAGATAAGCGAGAGGCTCTGAGGTTCGAATGGTGGTGGAAACGGCGATCTCAGAAACTAAGAGGTTCGCCTCTCGAGAGGAGGCAGGCAGCCTTAGAGGCCATGTTGAGCGAGGCTGGGCCGCATTTAGAGGCGGTGTTTGAGTGAAAGGCCTAAAGTCTAATAGATACATCTAGATCTAGGACCATGGTCCTGGAAAGCGGAATAGCAAAGAGGAATTGCGCTGGGCTCATAGAAAAAGGTACCCAGAAGTCCCTAGATCGAAACTAGGTTCCGCTACTTGTTTATAGGATCTCTTAGATGCTATAAAGAAGGTCATGTCATATTCAACTAGTATACTAGATGGATATGAAATAGTAGATGGATACTTACCACAGAAAAATAAGATGCCAAAAAACCCACTGGGTGGTTTTGAACGTTTAATTGGAGTAGGCAAGACCGCCCATGCCGCTCATGATACGGAGCACGTTGTAGTTCGTGGCGTACACACGCACCGTGGAGGAGGTGGCCGTGCCCACAGCGTTGTTCGTCACCGTCACCAGCAGGGTGGTGTTATCAATACGAGATAAGTTGCACGTGCCGCTGGGCTGGTGCTGCTCGGGCTGCAGAGCAAAGGAGTACACGTTGATACCCGTGGCAGGCACGTTGGTGTGGTGCTGGAAGGGCTGCACCTCGTTGAAATAGCGGCCCTCGCGACCCTGGAACCTGTCGTGGCCGTTTAACTGGAGCAGGGCATACACCGTGGGGTTCTTGCCGGCCAGGCCCTCCACGCGGGTCAGGGAGTAGCCAGACTCCAGGATGGCGCGGTCCCACCAATCGGAGTAGTTGAAGGGCTGCTGGCCCTTCCAGGGGGCAATCACGTTGTCGTCGCAGGACACGAAGGAGTCGCGCTGCACCACCCAGATGAGTTCCTTGCAAGGGTGGTTGAAGTTTAACTTCAGTTTGTTGGAGGAGGCAGTGATGGACTCGCCACCCGTGAACTGCAGAGTCTCGATCAGGTACTCGTGGGACACCTGGGCGAACTTGCGGCGCTCGTCCGTGTCCAGGTAGATGTAGTCCACGTACAGGGAGGCAGCCACCAGGCCGGCGGCGGCCACGCGGTCGCGGATGGTGTGCACGTTGGACACCTGGGGGGTCTGGTCGAAGCACAGGTTGCGCAGGTCGTTGAACTCCAGGTTGATGCGCACCTCGTGGTACTGCAGGGCGATCAGGGGCAGAGCCAGACCAGGGTTGCGGTTGAACCAGAACTGCAGAGGGATGTACAGGGTGTACTCAGGGGCGCAAGACAGAGTCTCGCTAGTGGTGTTGGGCTCGCCGCCGGCGCAGGCGTTGTCGCAGTCCTCACCACCCTGCACCAGCAGATTCACCAGTTCGGGCACGTTGCCAACCATCTTGGCGTAGCCGGCCTGCTTGCCAGGCTCCTGGGTGAGCTCATTCCAGATCTGGAGCCAGTCACCATAGTGCTTGTCGATACGCTGACCGCCAATCTCGAGTTCCACGCTCTTCACCAGGTTGTGACCCACCCAGTTCAGCCAGCGGAACTGGGCACCAGAGCCGTCAGCAGCCAGCAGGGTCACCTTGGGCAGGGTGGCCTGGAGGTAGATGCGGTAGATTAAGTCGCCGTTACGCTGGATCGTGCACGTCACCTTGCGGCCAAAGCCAGGAGAGCCGTTGAAAGGGTTCTCAATGGACTCCATGGCGAAGTTCGTGTGTCTCCTGTAGACCACCTTGAAGAAGGTAATCTGAGGGTTACCCGTCAGATACACATCCTGAGCACCGTATGCAACTAACTGCATTAAGCCACCACCTGTCATTTGTTATACCTCCTCCAGAGAAAAAAAATTTGGCAAACGAGAAAAAATCGTGAATTTCATAAATAAGCCGGAAGGCGTGGTTTTACAAAACGCGCAAAGGCAATAACGGGGCATAGGGGCTAAAGGCAATGGTGGAAGCATAGGAAGTAAGGAATATGACTGATCCCTTCTTTAAAATCCGTCCATCGAAACGGTCAAATCCTGAAGCGAGAACTACACTCGACAGCCTCCATCGGCACACCCTGGCCAAACTCTATGACATCAGCGGGCAGGCTCAGACCTTGCATGAACGCCAGAAGCAACTCACAGATGCCTATGCCAGTGAGACAGATCAGATCGAGCGGTATCGTCTGGAACAGGGTATTCATCGGATTAAGCAAGAGATCACTAATGCAAATCAAGACACTGCCACACTAGATTATTTCTTAAACACCGGTGAGATCCTCTTCAATTATTATGATATCCAGGATCGGATCAACCAGGGTGCCGACAATGTGGTCAATGTTTCCGATCGTGCGAGACCGGGGAGTATTTTTGAGGCCCTGGACACTGCCTCCAGACAAGACCACTCCAATACCATGCAACCGGAGCGAAAAGAGAGTGGAAATGATACTCTGCGCCGTGATGCCTTACTCGACCAGTATCTGCTGCGCATAGATCCCAATTATAATCGTCAGACTCTGAATACCATGCATGATTCGTCCTTTGTCTGTGATGCCTGCGGAGAGGATATGAAGATTTCCATTAACGATGCCACCGTTTCTTGCCCGGAATGTGGCTTTCACAAACTGATTCTCATGGACAGCGACAAGCCCAGTTACAAGGACCCACCACGTGAGATTTCCTACTACGCCTATAAACGCATTAATCACTTTAATGAGTGGCTAGCACAGTTCCAGGCTAAGGAATCAACCGAAATCCCTGAGGAAGTCTTTGAACATATTGAAGCCCAAATTCAAAAAGAAAGGCTTCAAACGGGATCCTTATCCAGAACAAAGATTCGTGAGATCTTGAAGAAACTCAAGTATAATTCCTATTATGAACACGTCCCGCATATCATGAGCAGGCTAAATGGGAACACTGCGCCAATCATGGATCGCGACATGGAAGAGAAACTCAGATATTTATTTAAGGAAATCCAGCCCTCCTTCCAGAAACATTGCCCCTCAGATCGCTCCAATTTCCTCTCGTATTCCTATGTCCTCTATAAGTTATGCGAACTCCTGGAGTTAGACGATTTCCTGCATTGCTTCCCGCTACTAAAAAACCGCGACAAACTCTATGCGCAGGATAAGATCTGGGAGAAGATTTGCAGAGATTTACAGTGGGAATTTATTCGGAGTATATAAACTTCTCTAGATAAGAGTATCTTATCGATATGGCCGCTGTTAAACAGATTCAACATATAACACACTACATGGTCGGCTCTACACGGAATATCTTACTGGGCCTAGGACTAGGATATGCCCTAGAACAAAAAGCATATTCTCATGTCCCCCTTATTTTCATCTTTCCATCAATTTACGCAGGCTATCAGACATATGTAAATCGTGATGCGATTCTCTCTCGGATTTACTCTGCATCTAATCCACCTGCTACACCTGAGACATGCAAGTCACGTGAACTATCTAAAACAGATGCCTTCTTTAGAGGGGAATAGTCTAGGGCACGCTCAATCCTATAGAGCAACTTTCTATGCTCCACTGCCCGCCAGTAGGAAATAGATTCATTCATTGTCTTATTAGATAACTGATCGCGAATAGGAGGAAACTCATCCTTGAAGTGGCCCGTGATCGAATTAATGTTTGGAAGATTCATAGGAGGTTTAACCACAGGTAAAGACCTAGTCTTTTCTGCACTACGCTCCATGGCGCTCTTCCACAGAAGGTGCTTATTGAATGGCTGACACGGCATGTATGACTATGCTCTGTTATCCATGTTCATTTTTTTGCCTATCATCTATGATCTCTTATGCGTTACCTAAGTGTGTCACTTCATTTTCATCGTCACGGATTTTCTGACAGCGAGGTCTACCATGAACATGAGAAAGAGACCAGTCATAATAAATGAGAGTAATTCTAATTGAGGATTCGCCCCTGCGGCCCTGCTTTCTATATCATCTAGACGCGCAATGAGAGCATCAATCTTGGATTTCATATATCTCACATCACTTGATTCAATTGGAGCCTTGGTATTCTGCTCAACGTATGACGTGTCAACGTGATCATTTGACATGTGCTTCCAGCGATGTCTTAATTCTGGCACAGGCAGAGAAGTGCCTCCCGCCCGTCCTAGCCCCGGTTGATCAAAGGTTTTAGTAAAGTCTGTATCTAACATGAATCCCTTTTCATCGCGACTATTATTGAACGGCGCGAGAACTTCTTCATTGGGATTCGTGAATGCCTCGGCCCCGAAATAAGAGGGCAGTTTAGCCGTTTCCAGGGCCGTGATAGATTTGGGAGAGGGCATGGTTCGCCCAGCAGTCGTTCGCTTTTCGAATTGTTGACTGGCATCTAAGAGTTCATCGGGAACTTCAGTTGGCCTGCGAATTGGCTCTATGTCTGACATCCGCTTGACAGCCGGACGATCTGCGTCAGTAGGTGGCAGACTGGCCGGTCTCTTTTTTGCCTGCAGTTCATCA